CCGTCCATGGCGTCTTTTATGAGACCCCTCTATGATGGGGCCTTTGTACCTGACGATTGTGCCAACAATGACAAGAGAATGATTGATGAGCGAGTTAACAAACTTGCTGACGAAGGGGATGGGGTAGTGACCCCTTTCCTATCAACCGTGATGAGGGAGTTCTGTGTCAAGTTTAAGGAAACGATCGGAGGGGAATTGGTTCCTGTTGAGTTTGAGGTGGTCTATGAGAGACAGGCCAAACCGTCACAACGTAGAATCCTTGAAGAGTCCGAGCATGGTGAAAGGAGTAACCAGGCTAGGGTGTTCCAAAAGCGTGAGGCATATCCCAATTGCAACGACCCGAGGGCGATCACCCAGATTAATGGCGTAGAGAAACGTGAGTACTCTGCTTTCATGTATAGTCTGGCTGATCACATGAAGCGTTGCCAATGGTATGCATTTGGCAAGAAGCCGGTCGACATTGCTAAGCGCGTAGCGTTCCTCGCGGAGGGTGCTAGTTCACACTTGGACAGCACTGACTTTTCGCGCATGGATGGACGCGTTGGCAAGTTGGCACGTTTGTTTGAGCGCAATGTGATGCTCTTTGTGTTTCAACACGAGTATCACCTGGAGTTGTTATCTCTGATGCGGTCGCAAACCGGCCTCAAGGCCAAGACGAAGAATGGCGAACGGTATGACACCAGGTTTTGCCGTGCGTCAGGATCACCTGAAACGTCAGTGTTTAACACACTGTTGAACGCCTTCATAGCGTTCCTAGCATTTAGGATGACCCGCCGTGAGGGTCGCTTTATGAATGCTGGGGAGGCATGGGCGATGCTCGGGTTGTACGGAGGAGATGACGGCTTGACCCCTGATCAGGATGGGAAGGCGGCAGAGAAGGCCGCACGCATGATGGGACAAGTCATGAAAGTGGACAGGACGTTGAGAGGTGATATGGGTGTCACCTTTCTCGCCAGACATTATGGGCCCGATGTTTGGTGGGGAGATGTTAATAGTTGTTGTGATATTCGACGACAGATAGCAAAGTTCCACGTTACCACTAAGCTGAGCAGCAAGATCACCCCAATGATCAAGCTGCGCGAGAAGGCTTATGCTTTCTCCCTCTGTGATATGAACACGCCAGTTATTGGCCCGTTCGTACATACTGTTCTGAAGTATATGCCGATGACAAAAGAGACCTACACCAACGTGCTGGGAATATGGAATTCAGACGTTGAGAACCTCAGCCACTACCCTAACCAGGCGGCTGACTGGATGATCGACCTTCTGGAATCCCAAATTCCTGACTTTGATGTTGTGGGTTTCTATGATTGGATTGCTACAGCATCCGCGGACGATTTGTTTAATTGCCCACGGTTTGCTGAATCCCCGGAACCAGTTGTCAGGAATGGACTCGCAGTAATCGACGGCTAGACCCATGGACAAGAGGATGAACCAGCCCCATCAAGCGTGGTGAGTACCAGTG